ACATACAATCTAATTTTTCTTGATGAGTTTGCTTTCGTGCCTCATAATATGGCACAAGAGTTTTTTACTGCTACATATCCTGTAATATCATCAGGTAAAACAACAAAAGTAATTATTGTTTCTACACCAAATGGTCTCAATCTATTTTACAAAATGTGGATTGATGCCATGGAGAAACGGTCATCTTATACACCATTTGAAGTTCATTGGTCTATGGTACCAGGTCGAGATGAGGATTGGAAAAAAGAAACAATACGAAACACATCAGAAGAGCAATTCAGACAAGAGTTTGAAACAGAGTTTATAGGCTCGGCAGCTACACTTATATCTGGTGCAAAACTACGTTCACTTGCATTTTTCAACCCTATCAGTACAATAGATGAATTAGATATGTATGAAGAACCAAAAGAAGGTCATATTTACATAGCTACAGTAGATTGTTCAGAGGGTGTTGGCCAAGATTATTCTGCCATCAATATCATAGATGTAACAAAAACACCGTATAAACAAGTTGCAAAATATAGAGCAAATGATATACCACTATTATTCTTTCCAAATATTATATACTCAATGGGTATGAAGTATAACGGTGCGTATATTTTAATCGAAACAAATAACATTGGTCAACAAGTCGTTGACATTTTACACTATGACTTAGAATATGAAAACATTTATAAGATTGACCAACATCATATTAAAGGCCAAACAATATCAGGTGGATTTAAAAGAAATGCCTCATTTGGTATCAAGACTACAAAATCCGTAAAGAAAATTGGCTGTGCGAACCTAAAAACACTCATTGAATCAGATAAGTTAATTATTATTGACTTTGATACTATAAATGAACTGAACTCTTTTGTTCGTGTAAAAGATTCATATGCAGCTGAAGAGGGTAATAATGATGATTTAGCTATGGGTCTTGTATTATTTGGCTGGTTAACAGCACAATCATACTTTAAAGATTCTACAGATGTTGATGTAAGGTCAATTTTACTCAAAGAACAAAGTCTTTTAATTGAAGAAAGTTTAGCTCCTGTAGGAATTATTGATGATGGGTTACAGGAAGAAGTAACGATTGATGGTGATGATGTCTGGAGTCAAAGTGGAAATATAAATACGAGATTTTGAAAACACTAAATAGACAGTAAATGAAAATAAACAATCGTCTAGTCTAATAAAAAGGAGAAATCCATGGCATTTCAGTTATCACCAGGGGTAAATGTATCTGAGATTGATCTCACTACTATTGTCCCATCAGTTGCCTCTTCAATAGGAGCTCACGCTGGAATATTTGCATGGGGACCAGCAAATGAGATAGTAACTATAGGTAGTGAAGTTCTGTTACAGGAAAGATTCGGTAGCCCTGATAATACTAACTTTGAATACTGGTTCACAGCTGCAAACTTTCTTGCATACGGAAATAATTTAAAACTTGTAAGAGCAGTAAACAATGATCACGCAACGGGAGCTTTAAACGCAGCTGCAAATGTCGGTGGTGCAATATTAATCGAAAATGATGACGATTATGATTTGAACCATGGCACAGCGGCCAATACAAGTGTAGGTCCTTTTGCTGCGAAATATCCAGGTGCAAGAGGTAATTCACTAAGAATTTCTATCTGCCCAAGTGCAAACGCATTTTCACAAAATTTATCAGTTGGTACAGCGGCTAATCAGATAAGGGCTAATGCAATAACTATAGCTTCTACGCCTCAAAAGAATGTTATACCAATTAACTCACCAGCTAATACACACCAACCATTTATCACAAGAGATAAAGTTTCAATTGATGGTGGTACAACATACTTTGATGTTGTTTCTGCAAATGCTTTCGGAATAACAATCGCTCAAAGTCTCACAGCTGATATAACTGGAAGTCCTGCTGTATTGAAAAAATGGCAATATCATGATGACTTTAAAGTCGCACCAGGCACATCTGATTATGTAGCCAATAAAGGTGGTTCAGGTGACGAAATGCACGTTATTGTTGTTGATGAAGATTCGGAGTTTTCGGGTACAGCTAATACTATTTTAAATAAATTTGCATTTGTGTCTAAGGCTTCAGATGCTAAGACTGGTACTGGTGAAACAAACTTCTATAAAGAAGTAATCAATAAAACATCAGAAAGTGTATGGTGGACAGCACATCAAAATGGTGGTACAAATTGGGGTAGTGGCTCTGCCACAGCATTTACAGAGGTGCAAGTACCATTTTCTGCATCATTAGTAGGTGGTGCTGATGGTACAACTGCTACTGCAAACGTAGTCACCGCATTTGACAATTTTGCCGATGCTGATTCAGTTGACATATCACTTGTAATGACTGGTCCAGGAGACCAAACAGTTGCTACTCATGTAATTGATAATATAGCAGTTACAAGAAAAGACTGTATCGCTTTTGTTTCACCAAGAAGAGCTGATGTAGTAAATAATTCGGGTAATGAAGTAACAGATATTAAAACATATCGTAATTTACTTACTTCTACATCATTTGCTTTCTTAGATTCAGGTTACAAATATCAATACGACAAATACAATGATGTCTTTAGATATGTACCATTAAATGGTGATATTGCCGGTCTTTGTGTAAGAACAGATATAGAAAGAGATGCTTGGTTCTCACCAGGTGGTCTTAATCGTGGTATTATAAAGAACGTAACTAAACTTGCGTTTAACCCTACAAAAACAAATAGAGATGATCTCTATACAGAGGGTGTCAACCCAGTTGTTGCTTTCCAAGGTGAAGGTACAGTATTGTTTGGAGATAAAACAATGCAATCAAAACCTTCAGCATTTGATAGAATCAATGTTCGTAGATTGTTTATTGTATTAGAGAAAGCAATCTCAAGAGCTGCAAGATTCTCACTCTTTGAATTTAACGACCAGTTTACGAGATCACAATTCGTTGCTCTTGTAGAGCCATTCTTGAGAGATGTCCAAGGTCGCCGTGGTATTACAGACTTTAGAGTTGTTTGTGATGAATCAAATAATACAGGCGAAGTAATTGACCGTAATGAGTTTGTAGGTGATATATTCATCAAACCTGCAAGATCAATTAACTTCATACAACTTAACTTTGTAGCAGTAAGAACAGGAGTTTCGTTTGAAGAGGTTGTAGGACGCTTCTAAATAAAGGATAACACAGGAGAAAATAAATGGCTTTTAATGTAAACGAATTTAGAACACAGATGGTAGGCGATGGAGCTCGCCCTAATCTGTTTGAGATGGAAATGCCATTCCCAGCGTTTTCAGCACCAGCAAATGCTCAGACTAAAATGACCTTTATGTGTAGAACAACGCAACTACCAGGAGTTACTCTTGGTGTTGTGCCTGTTACATATTTTGGTCGTGAATTAAAGTTCTTGGGTAATAGAACTTTTGCTGATTTAACTGTAACAGTCATCAATGATGAGGACTTTGTAGTTCGTAACGCAATGGAAAGATGGACAAACGGTCTCAATTCACATAGTTTAAATGTAAGAAACCCAGCGGCCCTAGCGCCACTAGGTTATTCAGTTGACGCTAAGGTAACACAGTTTGGCAAAACTGGTGATGAGTTGAAAAAATACAAGTTTATCGGTATGTACCCATATGATATATCTCCAATAGACGTAGATTGGGGTGCAAATGACCAGATAGAAGAATTTACGGTCACTTTAGCATATCAATGGTGGGAAGCCGAAGAAGCTGGTGTGGTTTAACGAGGGGCGACCCTCATTTAGAATGGATATTTTATGGCTATAAAATTATTTGGCTTTACTTTAGGTAAAAAAGAGCAGGCAAAGGAACCACCGAAAGGCCAGAGTTCCTTTGCGTTGCCAAACGAGGCACTTGATGATGGTGCCGTTACCGTAACAAACAACGCATATTACGGAACATATGTTGATTTAGAAGGCTCAGTTCGCAATGAACTTGAGTTAATCACCAGATACCGTGAGATGTCGAATCACCCTGAGTTAGATGGAGCAATTGATGATATTGTCAATGAAGCTATCACACATGATGTTGATGGTAAATCAGTTGACATAAATCTCGATAATCTCAAACAACCTGAGTCTATAAAAAATAAAATTAGAAATGAGTTTAGTAATGTTAAACATATGCTAAACTTTTCAAATATGGCGGACGATCTCTTCAAGAGATGGTATATAGATGGTAGAATATATTTTCATGTCGTAGTGAATGAGAACAACCCTAAAGAGGGTATTCAAGAGCTACGATATATCGACCCACGAAAGATAAGAAAAGTTCGTGAAATTGTAAAAGAAAGAGACCCAAAGACTGGTGCTCAAATCATCAAGTCTATTGGTGAATACTATGTTTACAATGATAAGGGTACATCAACACAAACGTATTCTGCAAATGTAAACTCTGGTGTTCGTATAGCTACAGATGCAGTTGTTTATTGTTCATCTGGTCAAATGGACGCAAAGAATACATTTGTTATTTCTTATCTACATAAGGCGATTAAGCCTTTAAATCAGTTAAGAATGATAGAAGATGCAATTGTTATCTATCGTTTATCAAGGGCACCTGAAAGAAGAATATTTTACATTGACGTAGGTAACTTACCAAAAGGTAAGGCAGAACAATACTTGCGTGATGTAATGGTTAAGTATCGTAACAAAATGGTTTATGATGCTGAAACAGGTGAACTTAGAGATGACCGTAAACACAAGTCTATGTTAGAGGACTTTTGGTTACCAAGAAGAGAAGGTGGTAAAGGTACAGAGATTACAACACTACCAGCTGGCGCTAACTTAGGTGAGTTAGAAGATGTTAAGTATTTTCAAAAGAAACTTTTACAATCACTTAATGTGCCTATCTCTCGTTTAGAACCACAACAAGGTGGTATGATTGGTTTAGGTAGAGTATCAGAAGTTACAAGAGATGAGGTCAAGTTTAATAAGTTTATTATAAGATTAAGAAATAAATTCGCACAAATTTTTGATCATGCTTTAAGAGTTCAACTATCACTCAAAGGTATAATGAGTACAGATGAATGGGATGCTGCTAGAGAAGTTATCTATTATGATTTTAAGAAAGATAATAACTTTTCTGAAATGCGTGAAGCTGAATTACTCCGTGAAAGAGTTAATCTTCTTAATACCGTTGACCCATATATTGGTCGTTACTATTCAACAGACTGGGTAAAGAAAAATGTTTTACAAATGTCTGATGAAGAGATAGAGTTGATGAATAAAGAAATGAAACAAGAAGGACCAGTTGTAACGCAACCAGAAGTTGATGGTCAAGAAGGTATTGATCAACCTGCACCACAACCTAATAACTCTGATAACGTGGACACAGCAAGAGGGTTAAAAGCAGAATCCATACTAAAGATTATACAAAAAAGTGAAGAAGCAATACTAAATAGAAGATGAAAGGAATATTATGGCAGATTTAAATGATTTCATAGA